CACGAACTACAGCATCTACACCATTACGAATACCTTGAGTTGCTACACGATCACCCTTCTTAAGGGCTGCTTCTTCAAGTGTATGGATAAGACCCGGAGCTAATTGCTCTTGTTCTTTAAGTACCTGTCCTGCACGAACTACTTCGTCAAAACCCTTTTCATCAAGGATGCCTTGAACCGCTGCTGCACGACCAGCAGTATTGAGTTCTAGACGGTGAGCCATAAGGTCTTCAGCTCTACGAGCCTCACCTACGAGCTGACCCTTTGTTTCAGTTGCAGTCTTAAGACCTGCAATTAAAGCATCACGGCGTTGGCGTAGTTCACCGTATTCTGCATCTAATAAATCTGCTTCAGACTTTGCTTTGTAGTAAGTCTGGTATGTGTTATCTACCTGTTCAGCGATACCGTTGAGATCATCTTGATGCTTGATGATGTCTGCTTCGAGCATTGCAATATCGCCAGATGCTGCCTTGCCTTCGGCACGAACCTTTGTGAGATCCTCCATGACATCTTCGACATCACGAGCCACAGCCTTGATCGGTGCTGCCTTCGCTTCTGCTGCACGAGCTGCGGCCTTTGGCCCAACACGAAGTGTTACGCCAACCTTTCCAGCTTCTTTACCGATCTTAAGTAAACCTACACCCGGTACATATGTGAGTGGGTCTGCTGCAAGATTAAGAACGAATCCTGAAATCGCTTGGAAAGTACGAGCTGCTTTAGTCTCTGGGTTATCGAATAATGCTTGTGTTAATCCTGTGGAATATGTCCAAGGAACTCCACCCTTCATAGAAGGGCCGGCGGCAATCTTTGCCTTAAGTAAAGCTTTACCTACCGCAGAGTTTGGATCTGCACCAAGAAAACCAGTACCTACATCAATCTTGCCAGTCTTAAAAAGGTTGATGAGAGCCTGTCCTGTTTGAGTCTCATCGAATACATTCATGCCACCCTTACCGGATACACCGTTACGAACGGTTGCTTCAAGCATCTCAAAAGGTGTAGAGAGAAGCATGAATGCAGTACGAGTAAGTGGTGCTAAGAAGTCAGCAGGTGAACCCTTCTTTGCAGAGTTCTGTTCCTTGAGCTTTGCAGCAGCAGCAACGGCTGCATTACGCTGTTGGTCAAGTAGTGCTGATCCATCTAGTGTCGTCAAAGCGTTAGCAGTATTGCCACCAATAGGGGCTCCTGCTTTAGTAAGACCCATAACTGCACCAGCAGATGCTGTTGGATAAGCCTTAGCCATAGCAGCTAATTGCTTTGCAAAATCAGGATTTAGATATTTAGATTCCTGTGCTTGTCGGTATGCATCGTAAGCGGCTGTACCTTCTTGTGGAACAGCAGCAAGAGATGCACCGAGACTACCTGCACCTAAAGTGCCTCCGGTTTTTCCTGCCATTAACGCTTCTCATAATCTAATCTTTGACCTAATCTCACCAAGTCTGGGTCTGGATATAGGGCAATAAGTTGACGAATAAGGGTAGCTGTCTCATCTGGTGCAGTAGGTGGAACAGGTAATACTTCGTTACCCGGGCCAGCACCGAAACCTGCACCAAAAGTAATCTCTTGATCTACATTTGGATTAGGTGTAGAAAAGTTACGAGTAGGCATTGCACCACCACCGAGTGATCCACCTGCCATTGAAGACAATGAACCAGTCTCTGTAGCTGCTAAAGGAACCTGTGTTTGTAGATTGGTGAGTTCTGTGCCTTCACCATATGCTCCACCGGGAATGGATTGTGCTGCTTGCCTACCTGTGTATGGGCCTTCAGCCATCTTTAGCCTCCATTTTTTCCATGTCTTTCGCCATCTTCTCCCACATATACTGCTTCTTTGCTTCGTTTACAGAATGTGAGTGTATAACCTTTGTTATCAATGCGAAGAAGTCTGCGAATGAATAACTTATTTTGTATAGTAAATCTGCTATAGCGTATAAAAAATCTATTTTCTTTGCAGGGCGAGCCAAGACAAACATATCTTCGATCTCATCGAAATCTTCATCTGCCATTGACTCGCCCTATCTAAGAGTTGTTACTTAGCTTTCTTTCCTGCTGCTGATGCTGGCTTGCCTGTCTCACCAAGCTTCTGCATTGCTGCTTTGCCTGATGCTGACTTCTTGCCCATGATTGGGCCTAGAACTAGGGCCTTAGCGACTGCACCCTTTTTTACTCCGAACATATTGCACCTCCAGATGCGTGTTACGCCGCCCCAGTTAGGGCTGCTAAAAGATCTGCCATTGGTGGGGTTCCACCTTGTGCTAGATCTGTCCTGCGAGAGAACTGGCCGGGGCCAGCCACCATTTGGGAACCGGCAGCCGGGGCCGCTCCCGGAACCCCCATTGGGGGTTGCGAAGCACCGGGGGCCATCGCAGTCGCTGCCGGTTGTTCTACTGGAGCAAACGCTTTTGCAACGATTGACTCCAATGCTTGACCTTTTGCTCGACCTTCAATGATGTCGGCGAGCCTCTTAACAGCTTCTGTTGGATCCCCACCCTGAGTAGCAAGCATTGGGATTGCGTTTGCATATTGAGCTACTGCGGTTCTTAATGAATCACGAAGTTCTTCGATGTCGATTCGTTGTTCTTCTTGAGTCACATTGATTGAGAATGGAAGATTACGGCGGAGGAAGTCACGAGAAATCAACTTATCTCCACGAAGTTGCAATCCAAAGATTGCTGCACGGTTAGGATCAAGTCCTGCCATGAGACCATACTGAACATCTACCGTGTAATCACCGTTGATGTCTCGTGCTGGGATGTACTTAAGTTCATAAGGTGTTCCGTCATCGGAACCACGAATTGTCTTCTGTGTAGATCCAAAGATCTTCTCATCCATGCAGAATGCAATACCGATGAGATTAACAAAGAAGCGAGCAAAGACTGCCTGTGCTGCCTTGATCTGTGAGTCAAAGCCACCCATAAGTGCCTGAACACCACGACCAGTAACGATAGATGCATCGATCTGACCTGTTCGACCTTCTGGATAACGAGATCCCATACGAAGTTCTCGTTCAAGATTCTGTGTCTCAGCAAAGACTCCGCCCGGTAGTTCGATAGGAACACGGCGAATTCGTTCTGGTGTATTGGAACGGAGCAAAGCATCTGGGCCAAGCTGGAATTCCTGTACATCAGGTGGAATAGCAATCGGTGCATTGACTGACTTCTTAGCAGCTTCTAGTTGAAGCAAAGCAAAACGAGCCTTAGCCATCTGCACAGGTAGTACATCATCGAACTGACCACGAGTTTGTCCATCAACTGTTGGTCGTTCTGCAATATCTACCAATACCTTACCGAGAAGGTTAGGTGTATTGGTTAAAACTAGGTTATCCATGTCTGGCAAGAAGATCATGTCCTGATCTTTATCGTGATAACGAACCATTGTCATGGTTGTCTTCTGGCGATACTTGCCTTTAATCTGTGATTCAAACTCTGGGTACTGATATGCCAAGGTATCTGAGTCAGACATGATGATCTGAGCCAATGAGACTACAGATCCAAAGCGATCCTTCTCAAAGTAAAGACCAAATGGGTTAAGTAGACGGATGCGTGGGTTCTTAGTCTCGAAATCAATCTCGACCATACCTGCACAGAATCCGTATGTGTAATACCAGTCTGCACCTGAATACATCTGAAGCTGTAGATCAGACTTATTGAGGTAGTGGTTTGCAATGCGTGTCCGGATTTCAGCTTTTTTACGAGCTGCATCGGAAGTCATATTGGAAGATGAGCAGTTAACAGCAGGTAGTGGGGCAGTAACTTCTGCCAAGTCACGAGCTGCAATATCGACCATGTTAGCGATGAGTGGCTTCGGATACTCATCTGAGAACTGACCAAAGAAGACATCCTGCAAGTTACCTTGGCGAACGGCTAAGACATCAGCCATTCTCCGGTCACGATCCATGTTGCGTGTCTTAAGGCGTTCAACCTTAGCTGCAACTTCTTGTTTCGAAAGCATTATTCTCCTTATGCCAATCGGCGATCTGCGGCCCACTCGTCAAGATTAACGACCTGTCGCTTAGCAGCATCTGCTCGGGTGAGGAATTCATTATGTACAAACTTTCCGCCATACTCACCGAACTGGCAGATTTCTCTTGCTCTGATCTCACAGAACCACAGAGCCATAACAAGGTCTGTCTTGTTCTTTGTCTCTGGTGACCAAGTTACTAACTGGTCAATAAGTAGTCGGATGCCTTCGTGTCGGTCTGACGGTAAGTGCATCAAGTTATCTCGATGGTGCTTACCATTGGATTCAACGCTTCCAAATAAGGAAGCCATTGCAGCCACACCAAATCCAACATCCCACTTGTTTCTGTGTGTAGTGTGTTCTCTAAGAAGCACACCACGACTTGCTAACCATTGCCGTAAATTCTCATCCTGTGTCAGATAACCCTGAAAGGCGTTGCGTTC